GAACTGCAGGCCTGCCCTGCTTTCGTGCCGCCCCGGCAGCACGCGCGTCCTCCCCGTAGCACAATGGATAGTGCACATGCCTCCTAAGCGTGGGATACTGGTTCGATTCCAGTCGGGGGGACCAAAACCTAGCTTTACCTAGCAAAAGGTAGCTTTTGTCGTAGGACGCTCTCCTATGAAACACGATAAAAGCTCATCAATTTCTGCTGACAGCTCCCCAAAATCTCCCCTACAATTCCCCAATTAGGGGAACGCATGGCATCCATCACAAAGCAGAAGGCCGGCTGGCGCGTCCAGATCTCGGTGAAGGGCAATCGGGACTCGTCGACGTTCGCCACGAAGGCCGAGGCCCAAGCATGGGCAGTGGAGCGGGAAGCGCAGATGCGCCGCATGTCCAGCACTGGGGTCAACACTGAAAAGACCTTAGAGGACGCGTTCACACGCTATGCCGAGGAAGTATCGATCCGCAAGACCGGCGCCGCCTGGGAGGCGAAGCGTCTGGTAGCGATCGCTGGGCATGAGGTCGGCGGCGTTCGGCTGGGGAGCATGAAGCTCTGCGACGTCGACGCCAGCACGATCGCCGGCTGGCGTGACATGCGACTGGCGACGGTGGCCGGGTCGACCATCAACCGTGACTTGGCCCTCCTCTCTCACGTATTCGCCACGGCACGAAAGGAATGGAAGTGGTTGGCGGAGAGCCCGACCACGGATGTTCGGCGGCCGCAAAACCCTGAGTCGAGGGACCGGCGTATCACTGAAAACGAGATAGCGCAGCTGTGCCAGGTGCTGGGCTTTGACGGCGGACCGGTCGTTACGAAGAACCAGGCAGTGGCCGTGGCAATGCTGTTTGCGATCGAGACGGCCATGCGGGCCGGAGAGATATGCGGGCTGACTGCAAACGATGTGACCGGCCGCAGTGCGATGTTGCAGAAGACGAAGAACGGTACCAAGCGCGCAGTGGCGCTGTCGAAACGAGCCGTCGAGCTGCTGGCATTGCTGCCGGCCGTCGAGCCCGGCCAGCCCCTGTTCGGGCTCACGAGCGCATCGCTTGATGCCCTCTTCCGCAAGGCCCGAAGCAAAACGCTGATCAGTGACCTTACCTTCCACGATACCCGACACGAGGCGATCACCCGTTTGGCCGCGAAGTTAAACGTGCTCGACCTGGCGCGGATGGTCGGGCACCGGGATTTGAAGATGCTGCAGGTCTACTACAACGCCAGTGCCGAGGACATAGCATCACGCCTTGACTAACCCTCCTTATTCTTGGTTCGTTCGACCAATTCTTTCCAGTCAATCAGCATTCCCATCGCATTTGAGTCTATCGTACATATGAATTCAAACACTACCGAAAGACAAATATTCCTTGGAAAGGCGGATGAACTGGACGGGCTATTAAATCTTGGATTTCGAATTATCCCTAGTCTTGCTATCGACATAAACGACACGCAAGAGGGGCAATCGCTCCAATATGCAATCGCAATCTTCGAGAAACTGTTATTTCATGCAATAAGTTTGCGTAGGCTACTCCCGCCAGCCGAAACGGTAGAACTCTCTCAATGGGATCTGAGCTCTGTGTGCGCCTTATCTAGATGCATACTCGAAGCTTACGAAGCAATGGCTTATATAGCTTTACATCGTGTAAGTAAAGAAGAGCAGGCCTTTCGCCTAGTTTTGTGGAAAGCACATGACTGTGAACGACGTTTGCAGATGATGTGTCTAGTGCCCGACAACGATGTGACCAGGGGCAAACAATGGCTAGATGGAGCCAGAGCCGAATTAGAAAACAGTCTGTTTTTTCAAAGACTCGACCTTAAGAAGCAGATTTGGATTCTAAAAAACCTACCTCCCTATCATATCTCGCACGAACTTATATGCAAGGCCTCAGGTGTTGATTATGATTACTACAATCTCGCGAAAATGTTCATGTCCCAATATGTGCATACTGCAAGTTTTGCACTTCATCATTTAAGCTATCACGAACCAAGCACCGAAGATGGATTTCGGAATCTATCAGTGCCAGTTACTCATGCGCTAGTGTTCTTATCGAAAGCAATTACCGACATCATCAATAGGTTCTGCCCATCATTCACTGTAACGGAAAGAGAATCGGTAATGCTTAGCGATTATTGTTTTTTCACGATCGGACTGGGTACATCAACGTAAGGCAGGATAATGATTATCGCGATTCAACGACAACTGCCCACTCTTGAATATAGGCCGGCCCTGTATCGCCCTGTGGCCGTTCTTCGCCTTTAAAGAGCATCTTGTTGCCATGCATGGTGATCAGCCGCGCCTCGTAGAGCTGCGGCAGCAGGCCGGTACCAACCTGCGAGTTCGGATCTCGGACTTGTGCGACAAGAACTACCCCCAAGCCGGCAAGCGTGACCTCTCCTTCGACGTGCGCCGAGCTAGCGATGTCGCGATCTGAAAGACGGGTGCCGCGCTCGCGCAGCCGTTTAACTTTGCCATACATGTGCCGAGTGTAGCACCGCTGAGAAGACCTACCGGAGATTGGCTGTTGGCCGTTCATGCACTATGAATGGTCGCGCACGGCAACACGTGACACTTGCATCCAGCAGTCGTAATCTCCCTCCATCATGAGGATACGAGGGTGTCACATGGATACGATGCTCGACCTTTACCAGGTCGTCGCCGAGCGCGAGACAGGCTTCTGGATCACGCTACCGGTGCCAACAGGCCAGACTGTCTCCCGCGAAGAGTGGCTTCGACTGAATCAGGCAGACCCCGACCACTGCCAGATCATCGCCTTCGCGCCTGAGGCCGAACTTCCACTTCAGTCCATGGCGGACGAGGTCGTTATCGAGCAGGCTCTCGCAGTACAGTGGTCGGATGAGACGTTGCATTAGGAATGGCCATGACACGGCCACCTTACCTTACCGCCAGTGCATATGCTCGGCACAGATCGTTGGTCGCACTTGACCGCTTCATCTTCGCCCAGGACGATCAAACACGGACAGTCGCAATTAGATGGGCACGAGCATGGAGTGCTCTTGCTCAACAGCGTCGGTTTCAGCCGCGGTAGCCGGTACGCTATCGGCCGTCGCCGGTAGAAACTGCACGTCGCACCCGTCGTAGCTGAACAGGTACACGTCGCCGGTCGGGGTAGCGAGGTGGAAGTCCATTACACCCCCTTGACCTTCTCGACCGTGCGGAGCGCCCCAAGGCCGAGCATCCCCATCAGGATGGTGCTCATCTCGGTAAAGTCGAATTCTGGCAGCGTGATCGGGTGGCCGGCCATTGCCATGGCGACGACTGCAGCTGGCCCCAGGATGAACTTGAACGCGAACGCCGCACCGCAGACCCAGCCGATTGCAGGGCGCCAGCCGGCCACGAACAACGACTGGTTTGCCGCCTCGACCTTGTTGACTTCGATCTGGCCAGTGATGAGCTTCACCTCGGCGTCCAACTGGGCCAGCTCGCCGGCCTGAGCCATCCGCATCACCTCGAGTTTCGCCTCTGCAGCAGCCTTCGGGTCCGGGAAAATCCTGTCAAGCAGATTGCCGAGGACTGGGATCAGTAGTGGAGTCATGATGTTCTTTCAGAAAATGACACGGCTGGCCGCATCGAAGAAGGCCAGCCGGTCAGGCAAGCCGTTGGTGCCGCCGTTGATGCGCTTCGTGACCTTCACCTGGTCACCGAGGTCGGCGAGCTCGTTCAGGCCATGTGCTTTCCAGAACCAGCCGGCCGAGCGTGCCGCGTCGCGTGGCAGCTCCAGTAACTCCGGATGCTCGACACAGTCGATGTCGAGGGCGAGCATGCAGGCGGTGTAATTCGCGCGGCCGGTGATCTGAATAAGGCCCCTGCCCTTGAATCGCACGCCGTCGCCCGGCTGCGAATTCCCCAGATCTTTGCGGCCCTCGTAACGCACGCCAGATGCGATCTCCTGCGTGTAGCGCAGTTGGCCCGATTCGTGCGCGATCTGCGCCAGGAACGACCGCTTGCGCGCAACGCTGTGGATGTCGAATTCGCGCATTGCCTCGTTGATTGGCTCGAGGAATCGCACACAGCGCGTTCCGGCAGCCGGCATGATCATCGCCAGCCTGGCCAGCGTGATCAACTGGAAATCCATAGGGGTGCTCATGGCTTCAATCCCAGGGCCGCCAAGCGTGCGAGTGCTTCGCGCTCTGCCAGCACTGCCTGCCGCTGTTCGCGCGCGTCGCGCCGGCGCATATAGATGAAATTGAATGCGCACGTCAGCAGGGCTGTCACGATGCCAGCGATGACGCCCCACTGCGTTAAGGAAAGAGATGCACCGACGGCCACGACGCTCCCGGCGTAGCTCGTCAGTTCTGGACCGGAAATTTTGCTCATTGGAGGCCTTGGAAAATAAGGCCCCAAGTTAACAATTGCCGCGTCTCAATTCTAGGAAAAATGAGACAACAATTACGGTGGCTAACAGGTGGGACTAATCGCCAACAGCGCCGTCTCGCAGACGCGCTCGAGCTCGTCGAAAACGTTGCGTCCGCAGGCTTTGAAAAATGCGCCAGCTAACTCGTAGCAGAACCACTTCGAGGGGTCAGCCCAGTTCTCACCTGGGGCCAAGCCGAGGCCGAGCGCGCCACCGAAGTCGTAGTTGTTATGGATCATGAGTAGCACTGCGCACGCTAACGGCCGCAGCGGTCCTGGCACCCAGCCTGGCGCCGTCGGCACGTACGTGCACAGCTGACTCTCGAGGAAGGCAATGCCGGCGGCGAGGTCCGGTACGTAGTGCACACGCTCGCGCACTATCGTCTGCCCCTTCAAAATGTCGGCGCGCTTGCCCTTGCGCACCCCCGTCAGCATGTTCGCCTCATAACAGGTGTCGCCGATGGCGATGGTCACGTGCGAAGACAGGGCAAGCGCGATCCGGCTGCGCGGCTTCATCCAACGAATAAGCCACGACACTGGGTTGCGGCGCCGGCGCGTGAACAGCAGGGTTACTTGGTCTTGCATCAGATCTCCTCGATTTCGATGGTGGTGGAGTAGACAGCCGAGAACTGGTAAGCGACGTCGGAATCTTTCGTCCGTCGCCCGTAAAGCATGTGGTCGCGCTCGAGCGCGAGGTCTGCATGTTCAGGAAACACGGACAGCAGGACCGGATAGGCGCGGCTATTGCGCACCAGGTCCAGGAACTTAGCGCGGTCCGCAGGCGACATCTTGCGCAGGTCGACCGGCACCTTGCGGCTGATCGTGCCCGGGTCGGCCAGTTGGTCGCCAGCGGCGCTGCGCGAGACCTCGGTACGGTCGATGACCGAGACTGACACGCCCGATGCGTTGTACTGTGGCGACCAGACAGCACCGACCACCAGGCAAGCGGCCTCGATGTAGCCCTGCAGGTTCGCGGTGTCCACGATATCGATCACGAGCTTGAACGCGTTGACCTGGGTAAACCAGCGCCGAGCACAGGCGCCGCCGCCATAGGCGTACGCACTTGCTGCCTGTGCCGGTGTGAAGCCGAATGGCCGCAGCGCCGGCGCCGGACAGGCCACGCCTGCGCCACTGTCGTACAGCACAGTGGTGCCATTGCTAGCGTAGGCGCGCACGCGCATCGTCGCGGTCGGAGACAGATTGCAGAACGGGAGCGCAACGCAGCCGATAGACTCGGCGGCCGACCAGGTCACTGTGTAGGTCACGCTCGTGCCGGTGGCGCGGTGCACGCTCGACTTCTTATCGCTGGCCAGGTTGGCGGCTACCAAGCCGCCGGCGGTGGTCGACGCGACGAACGATACCGCGCGCGCGATCGCGTTATCAGAAACGATTCTCAGGTTGGGCATGCTATTCCGTGGTGGTGGTGTTGATCTGCAGGGCCAGCGCCCGCATGTCGGCCTGCATGTCGGCGACGATGGCGGCGACCTCGCCGGCTGTCGCCGCGTGGCGCGTATCTTCTTTGTTCGCCAGGCGCAGCGCGCGGATCTCGTCGAGCAGCGCGTACCAGCGGTCGGCAGTGGCCAGGATGTCGTCGGCCGCCTGCCGCGCGGTCCAGCCCTCACGCCACTTCGCCATCGCCCAGCTGGCCACGCCCGGCGGCACGTAAGCGTCCTCGCCCTCCGGGTAGCCGGCTGCGCGGTACTCGCTCGCGTGCTGCTCGGCGCGCACATACTCGGGCGTCTGGGTCATTCGACTGATGACGGCCAGGCGCAGGGCCTCGCCGGCGGCGTCGATGGCGTCGATAGCCGCAGCCTTCTCGTCGTCGAGCACGGCGTGGTCTTCCCATTCAACGGCGCCGTCGCGCCAGAAGGCGACCTCGGTGGCGCGGCGCCCTTCGCGCGTGAACATCCCATCGAAGGGCACCATGGCTTCCTCTGCGCGAGGCGAGAAGACAGGTGTCGTCGGGCCATTATCGGGATTATCAATCCAGCCTGAGCCTGCGATCAGGCCATCAGCACGCACGAAAAGAACATGTTGTTGACTCATATTGCTCCCTGCTTAGGCGGCCGTACCGTAGCCGACGGTCGCGCGAGTGCTTTTATAGATGACCACGTTGGAAGCGTCGGTCACGATCAGCGACACATTGACCATGACCGTGATGTTCTGCCCGCGGCATTTGAACGTGCAGCTTGTTGCGCCTGGATCGCTCACCATGAGCACGTCGCCATCAACAACGTTGCACGACCACTGGTACCGTAGGTCGCCCGTGGCGCCAGAGATATTGGCGAAGACGGTAAATTGCTCGTAGTTAAACGTGTTCGTTCGATTACGCTGATTTGTAAAAGACAGGCTAACCCCAAGGGAGGTTTCGGTTTGCGGATTTACGAGCTTGAACACGTTGTTCACCGGATCCATCAGGATTTTGGAACTACCTGCAGCCATGCTCAGTTTTGCATTACCGTCGAGGCCTGCACCGAGGAAAAATCCCTGGCCTTGATCGTAACCAGTTTGCCCCTGTCGTAAAGAGCCGCCTGCGCCGATTTCCACGTTGCCGAGGTAGGCAATAATCGCGGCCAATCTGTCGACGTCGATATGGTCAGCCTTGATCCCGCCCTTTACTACCAGCGCAGCATCTGCCATGCGCGTGATGGACATGCCGCCGATTTCAACCACGCCGGCTGTCGATGCGTAGCACACCCGAAGTTGGCTTGATGAGGTGAATCCATTTACCGGAACGGTGAACTCTGCAGAGAATGTTTGGAACCCCTTCGCTGACAAGCGCGTAAAGGATACTTTTAGCTGATCGGGCCATGCGTAGCCCGATGCCGGAACTCCCATCAGGTGCCACTGGTCACCCGGAATCAGCCACGCGGCTGTGAAGTCGCCTACGAAGTCGGTCGATATAAAAACCTGCAGCTCGACACGGTACGTCGCCCCCGGCGTCATAGGAAAAGAGCTAGTAATGCGGTCCACCGTTACTCCACCTGTCGAGGCGAACGCTAACGCACGCCCCGATTTCCATGGCGTGGTGGTGCCGTTGTAGTCGTTGACAGTGCGGCCTACCTGATTCCACCACACCAGATCGCGGAACGCCGGGTCTGGAATAATGTTGTCGCCGTTCCCTGACACCGCAATCGAGCGTGCGGTTACAGCGCCGACACCCATGTTCCTTGCAGTGACGACCTCTGCTCCAAGTGCCGACGTCAGGATCGAGTCCGGCACGATCAGTCGGCCGTTGATGACCACGCCATTCTCAACCCACGCCGAGCCAGTCCAGCGTTTCTCCATGGCATAGGTGCTGCTGCTGATAGTGACGACATCGTTTAGCACCGGAGTGCTGCCTGGGCATGCTGCCTGCGCCACGACGTCGGACCAGGCCGAGCCGGCCGCGTAGTAGTGGCCGGCGCCGCGCGCACCTGGCGCACCTGGCGTGCTGGTACCGGACGCGCCGTCGCGCAGCACTGGGATCACGATCGAGCGCTTGAACTCATCGCCGTTGCTGACCACGGTCGCGGTGACGATGGCCGTCTGCCCACCGTAGGTCACGTCGACGCGGCGGCCGGATGCATTCGACAGCGTGGCGCCGACTGCGCTGAACGCGACGGCATCGTCCAGGCCGACCAGGTCGGCAGTCACGGTCACCACGCCCAGGTCGACCTGGCCGGCGGCGTTCAGGTGGAACCCGGGCGCGCTGGACTGCAGGTTGATCCAGGCGTTCTTCGGATTGACGATCCGCACCGTGGCGGCCTGCAGGATAGCGTCGCGGTCGTTCAGTACTGCGCTCATACGAGGAAGCCCACTTTGACGCGCCCGGTGTTCCAGTCGGGCGCCAATGAAATAACGATGCCGGAGACGCCGGCGGCCATGCCGAAGCGCGGGCTGAAGACGGTCACCGCCTGGCCCAGCTCGAGCTGCAAGAGTTCGGGCACGCCATCGAACTCGTAGGTGGTGCGCGGCACCTTCCACAGATTCAGGCGACGCTGCGCCTCGGCCTGGGCGTCAGCCCGGGTCAGCAGCATCGTGTCGACCTGCACCGGCTCAGCGTTGAGGCGGTAGGTGGCCAAAGTCACCGCGTCGGTCACGGTCGTGGTCAACCACTCTTCCGTGAAGAGCGCCTTGTGCGACTCGGGCAGGTTGGCCAGCGTGCCGGCGTCCTGCACCGTCCAGTTCTTGGCGAAGCCGAGCTTCACGGCGCCCACCACATCGGTGCGGCCGGTGGGCTGCAGCGTGCCGTCGACCATGTGTTCCGGACGGATCACGAACGGCGTACCGGTACCGGGGAGTGCGACCTGGATCAGTCGCATCAGGCCCAGGCGCGTCATCACCAGTTGCGCGCCCAGGCTGCCCAGCAGCATCTGGCACGCAGCCAGCACGTTGAGCCGGTCGGTCGAGTAGAGCCCCATCGGCTGCGGGTGCGCCGCGTCGAAGGCGGCGATGTTCGTCAGGTCGAGATCGGCATCGGTGAAGCGGTCGGCCGCCTTGCCATACCGGGTGGCCAGGCGCCGGCACATCGTGGCCGCGGTGTCGCAGTAGCCGGCCCCGTTGTCGCCCTTGACGGACAGCGTCACGGCGCCGGCCGGCGTCGACTCCAGCGTCACGGTGCCGGCGGCCGGGTTTGACGTCATGGCCACCGGTGCGCCGTTGTCGCGCGCCTCGTTGGCGATCACCCCTTCCGCTGACGCGCAGTGGTAGCCGTAGGTCAGCGTCGCCGGGTTAATCGGCAGCGGCGTGATATTCGAAACCTGCCCGATCACGAACGGCAGCAATGCATCCTTCTGCTCGGTTTCGCCGCCCAGCTTCACTTCGGTGATCGCCGTGTTCAGGCGCTGCAGCTTGTCGCGCAGCTTCAGGAGCAGCCTGCTCCGCCCGCTCGGCGCGATGTCGGCCACGATGCCGTTAAAGATCATCCTGAAGTCGGCGCGCGGCCAGCGAATGTCGCCAATGTACGCGCGGATCTCGCGGTTCTTCCACACGTAGCCGGCGCCGGCCCAGGCGTCGCGCACGCCTGCCGTGTTGTCGATCTCCAGGTCGCCAGTCGAAAGCGCGCCATCACCGTCGAGCGACAGGCGCTCGGTGAACAGCGTGCCCACGGTGGCGATCGGGCGGTATTGCGTGTTGGCCGGATTGTCGGCGGGCGACGTGGTGTACGACCTGGTCGCCATGTAGATCATGGTTTCCACGCCGTCCACGCGCGCCGCCGCCTCGATCAGGACGCAACGATACGCGGCCGAGCTTTGCAGCCAGGCCAGGAACTGAGCATCAGTCATTCAGGAAGAACCCTCACTTCGGTTGTTGCGGCGGCCCTCACTGCCCCCGCGACTTTGTCAGCCGTCTGCTCGCCGGCACCGCGGGTGGCCGCGATCATGGCCCCGGTCTGCCCGTTCTGGTCTGCGCGCAGGCCTGCCACCTCGGTGCGTAGCGCCTTCACCTCGGCCACTAGGGCCTCGGTGTTCGACGTCCCATACGAGCTGTAGGGAACCGCCACCGGTGGCGGCGCCACAACTGCGGTCAGCGGCATGGTGTTCTTGCCCATGACCGCATTCATCTGCTGAATCGCCTCGCGCACCGACAGCACTGACTTGTTCACCTCGATCAGGCCGGAGACCGAGGCATTGAGCGAATCCAACTGTGCCTGACCAACGTCGACTTGCGCCTCAGCCCATTTCGCCGCCTCTTCGGTAGCCGCCTGCGCATACTGGAAGTCCTGCGTATAGCCCAGGCTGCTGGCGTACATCGTCCGCGAAGCTTCCAGGAAAGAGGTGTAGGCGTCCTGATACCGCCCCTGAGCATCCTCATCGCCTCCCCTCGCGGCAGCGAGCACTGCTTCGTACTGCGACTTGGCCTCGGCGTATTTCTGCTGCGGCGACAATGGAGACAGGTTGCCCAGCAAAGCACTATCACGCAGGTTGCGTAGGCTCGCCGCGAACGCACCCATCCTGGAGATCGTTGCTTGCAGTGCCTGAGATTCGGCATTGTGCGCCTCAGTCAACGCCGCGCGCTGAGCCGTCAGATCCACATCTGGCGTGACCAGCGCAAATGCCTCCTGCAGGCTCATCAGCGTTGCGAACTGCTTGGCGCCGGCCTCGGTCGCCAGAGCACCGGACTTCACCAGGTTGTCGACCGTCTGCTTGAATTGCAGACGAGTGGTCACGGACGCAAGTCCCAAGTCGGCCATCGCGGTTTTTACCGCCGCGACGGTCGGAGCTAAGCGCTCGGCTTCGGTCAGAAAGTTCTGCGCATAGGAGCCCATCGACTGGCTCAACACATCGACACCGCCAAACAGGTCCACAAGGCGCTCGCGTGCGGCGACCGACTGGATACCCACCTGGCCGAATTGCTTGCCGATCAGGGACAGCGCCGCGTCGACGCCGGCGTAGCTGGTGGCCACGCGCTGCAGCGTGGTCGCAGCCGTCTCGCCGGTCTCGCCCAGCGAAGTGATGGATGGAACCAGCCGGGTGGCCAGTTCATCACCGACTTCGCCAAACATCTTGGCTATCGCTTCCTGATTCTTCGCTTCGTCATCGGTCAGCTGAATCTTAATCGCCCTGTTGTAGCCATTGATCGCTGTGGTTTCAAGACCCATGACGGCGCCGAAGCCTTTGACCGCCAGGATCATGCCCTGCACTGTGGCATCCAGTCCTGAATCCTGCGCTGCGTCGAGCGCTGCGTTCTTGGTGTACCACTTGTCGCTACGGAAGACACCCCCCTTCTCGACGACGTAAGCGTACTGCTGACCGTTGAAGCCCGACTCGTTGATCGTGCCCTCCAACCCCTGCTCCCGCACTTCAGGATTCTTCCGGCCGAACAGAGCGGTAACAACACTCGCCCCTGAAAACATGTTCGCCCACTGTGCGTTCATGCCCAGCGCCTGGAAGATTTTATTGTTGTGCATCGCGCCAGGGATCAGCGGATTCGTCAGTGCCGTGTTCGTGCTGCCGTTGTTCGGATCGAAACCTTTTTTGTACAACATGTCAGCAGCAGCCATACCAGCTGCAATCCAGCCAGCAACCGAAAGAACCGATGCTGCTGTGCTGCCTGCGCTGAGTCCGCCGGCCACTGTCGTATTGCCCGCAGCGTTGTACGCTGTCACTGCGGTCCCGGCCTGCGACGAAGTCAAGCCCATCCCGGTGCCAAAAGCCGAAACACCTTGCGAGCCAATCAGGTTACCGAACTGCGAGATGTAGCCGCCCATGCTGGTGGCCAGGCCGGTCGAGAAGCCGGAAAAGATGGTCTTACCCATACTCATCAGGCTCGAAATATTGCCGAGCCAACCGTTACCTGATCCCGAGCCCCCAAACAGGTCACCCACTGACGAGAGACCACCCTGCCCGCTGACCTGGCCGCTGATGTTGATGATCCATTTCTTGATCGTTTGCTGATATAGCCAGTCGAAGAAAGTGTTTTTCAGGGATTCCTTAAGGCGCTGGGCCGTATCCTTGCCGCCGTCAGCGATTGAAACGAAAGTATCGTGCGCGGTACGCTCGATCGATTCCCACATCTCACGCTGGCCCTGTATATCTTCCGTCTTGCGCATAGCATTGATCGTGCGCTGCTTCGCGCCTATCAGCCGTTCCAGCGTCTCGATCTCGTCGAGCGTCAGACCAAGGGAGCTGCTCTGGGCGCGCTGCTCTTCAAGGCGGGCCAGCTCAAGCTGCTCGATCTCGGTACGGGTCAGGCCAAATGTGCGCGCCAGGTCCTCCTGCTGCGCAGCCTCATTTTCGGCGGCTTTGACGCTGTCTGCCAGTAGATCGGCCACCTTCGACTTCGCGATCAGGTAGCGCTCGTCGAATTCCGCAAGTTCCTTACGCGCCTTTGCCTCGGCCTCAACCGCGGCCTTCACGCCAGGCTGCTTGTTGATCAGATCGGTCACCGCATCGATATATCGCTCTTCGGTGATCAGCCCCTTCTGGCGCATGCCGTCAAGGCGTGAGAGGTCCTCCATGTAAGTGGTAGTAACGCCGGACAATTCCGACAAAACCTTTATCTCAGCATCACGCTCTTTATTCGCAGCAGCCGCTTGTTTAGCTGCAGCTGCTTCACGTTCCTTTTTTGTAGCGGCAGCTTGTTCGGCCGCTCGTTTGATGCCCGTAACGGTATCTACCATTTTGTTACCCCCATCGGTCCATACGTTGACGACGCCATCCCATGCGCCGACCCAGCCCTTCCCGATGTCGGTCCCCACGTCGATTACCATGGCCGAGGTCGACGCCGATGTTTTCTTGATGGTGTCCCAGGCGCCTGTAAAATCTCCACCTGCGACCCTCTTCAGCACCTCGATTGTGCCGGTGAGATTGGTTGTGGCCATCGCGGCGAATCCGCCAATGACCTTGCCAATCGTCGAGAACATCTGGACGACTGGTGCACCCAACGTATATATGCCCTTGAACACACCTGCGATTAGCTGCCCGACAGTCTTGAGACGATCGCCTTCGGTCATCGCAGTCAGAAAGGAGCCGGCGAGGCTGCTGAGGGTCGGCAGCAGCTCAGCTGCGATACCGCGTGCCACACCCTGGCCACCGAGCATCAGCAGGTCGAGGGTATCGTTGAAGGCGCCGGCCTGCTCGACCGCCTCATCACTTAGGGTGAGGCCGAGCTTGCTGGCCATCTTATCCAGCTCGCGCATTCCCTCAGAGCCGCCGTTGAGCATCGGGATCATGTCGGCGCCTGACTTGCCGAAGATCGACATAGCCAGCGCTGTCTTTTGAGCGCCATCCTCCATTCCAGCGAATCGGTCGGCCAGCTCGTACATCACCTGCTTATTGCTTTTCAGGCTGCCGTCCAGGTTGCGCGCTTTGATTCCGAGTTTTTCCAGGCCCTCGCTGCCGTCGACCAAGGCCTTCGACAGTTTGGATTGGGTGCTGGTCAACGCATCAGCTTCCAGACCACCCATCTGGTAGGCAAGCTCCAGGCCGGCGAGATCCTTAATCGCAATACCGGTCTTCTGGGACAGGTCGCTGGCGGCGTCCGTTGCGTCGATCGCACTCTTGATCCAAGAACCGAAAGCGGCGACGCCGGCCAGGACGGCAAGCGCACCGACCGACTTCGCGAGTGCGCCGATCTTAGCGCCCATGCCGCCCATCGAATCACCAACGCTTTCGATGTCACGGCGCGCCTCGCGCGTTCCGTTTACATCGATAATAATTTCGGCCCGCGATCCGCCTACCAATGACATGTTTTACCTGTTCTAAGAGTTGCGACGCTGAGCCCATTCGTCCAGGGCTGCGCGTTCCATGGCCTGCATTAGCCTGAAGATTCGATTTCTGTCACGAGGGCGTATATCACCGCGTCGAAGACAAACATCGACACCGGCATAATTGAGCCCGACGGGGCCGGCGTTCCCAACATTCCACTGAGTCTGCAGTTCGAGCCAGAAGAGAAATGCCTCTTCGTTTTCCGGCCACAGCCAGAACTCATCCGCTCCAAGTTCCAGACTGCCGTCGACATACAAGCCCATCAGGGCGAGTCCGGTTTCTATTTCTGACTTAGGCTCATCGGCGGAAAGGCCCAAGAATTCCTTGAGACACAAGTCGCCGCGCGCGTAGAAGCGCGCGGCCTCAATCAGTTTTTTGCGACGGCTCCGATATTGCTGAGATACGCTTTGGAACACACCGATGCCAGGCCGGGTTGCTCCAGCGCATCAGCGAGACTTTCGCCGGTAAAGTCGAGCGGATTACCTTGATCATCCAGAACGCCTTCCCAGCCAATTGCAACGCGCTGGACGAACGCAGTCACCGACTCGTCTTTGTCTTCCAAGACGGCCTGGACTTGAGCCTGGCTGAGGCGGATGCAATGCAACGTGAAATCGAACGGGACAGGTTTGCCATCCTCGCCCCTGATATGGCCCTTTACCTGGACCGGGAGCTTTTCGCGTTTTACGAGTTTGAATGCCATGACGGTGTTTCTTTCTTTTCAGATGGATTGAATTACAGGGTGACGATCTTCCACTCGTCGTTGCCAGCTGCGGTCGGCACAAAGCGCGTGTCGAAGCCGATCAAGCGTTTGCCGTTGCGGTCGACCTTCTTCGGGTTCACCAGTTGCACGTTCGGGGCAAACACGATTGCCTTATTACCTGCCGCGGTACCGATGGTGATGGCCAGGCTGCGCGTGACGTTTGCCACGACGTCGGCCATCATCGCGACTTCCTGCGCGGCGTCGAGTTCGAGCTCGATGGAACCGG